GACTTGGGGGTAAGCCAAGATTTGGGCGATTACTTCAGCAACGCAAGGGACGCATACACAGACTATTCGGCCATCTGCACCCGCATAAAAAAAGCCATCCGCAAAGACCAAATCGAGGGGGGCATGGTCGGGCAGTACAACGCCAGCATCACGCAACGCCTGAACGGCTTGGTTGAGAAGCAGCAGACCGAGGTCAAGATTGAGCAACCGCTGTTTAATGATTAAGCTGATACACGGCGACTGCCTTGACCAACTGCGCCTGTTACCTGATTGCAGTGTGGACAGTGTGGTTACCGATCCGCCCTACGGCTTGAGCTTCATGGGCAAGAAGTGGGACTACGATGTACCGGGCGTTGACGTTTGGGCTGAGTGCCTGCGGGTGCTGAAGCCGGGCGGTCATTTGCTGGCGTTTGCCGGGACGAGGACACAGCACAGGATGGCGGTGCGGATTGAGGATGCGGGCTTCGAGATTCGGGACATGATTGCGTGGGTGTACGGCTCAGGCTTCCCCAAGTCGCACGATGTGAGCAAGGCGATTGATAAGGCGGCGGGCGTTGCGTTTGACGCCGTGCCCGCCAGTGGCGTGGGGTTTATGAACGCAGAGGGCGCGGGTGGGTACAACGTTACCAAAAATCAACTCATTCGCAAGGGCGACAGCACACACGCCGCCCGCCAATGGCAAGGCTGGGGTACTGCGCTGAAGCCTGCGCTTGAGCCGATTACGGTGGCACGCAAGCCGCTGGTCGGCACGGTTGCGGAGAACGTGCTGGCACACGGCACAGGGGGGCTGAATGTGGATGGGTGCAGGGTGGGGTTTGTATCTGATGCAGACAGAAAGGAGTCAACAGCAAAAAATCAACACGCTGATTTTGGGACACAGCCATTGACCAACAACAATGTGTATGGCGATTATTCAATGATTCAGCCTACTAATTACAACCCGCCCGGCCGTTGGCCTGCCAACTTCATCCACGATGGGAGCGAGGAGGTGGTGCGGTTGTTTCCGCAGACAACACCAGCCAAAGCTGCACATCGTGGCGTAGGCAAAGGCGCAACAGGTTGCTTTGGCGTTTATGGAGGCGAAAGCACAGTGCGCGGCCACAACGACAACGGCGGCTCGGCCGCCCGCTTCTTCTACTGCGCAAAGGCAAGCAAGAGCGACAGGGATGAGGGGTGCGATGGGCTGGACGAGAAAACCTTGCAAGCCTACGGTGATTTTGCAGGAACGCCGCAACACGGACCAAAGCAAAATGTAAAAGCCCGCAACCACCACCCAACAGTCAAGCCTACCGACCTGATGCGCTACCTCTGCCGGCTGGTCACGCCACCGGGAGGCACTGTCCTCGATCCGTTCATGGGCAGCGGCTCAACAGGCAAGGCCGCAGTGTTGGAGGGCTTCAGCTTCATCGGCATCGAGCGAGAGGCGGAGTACATCGCCATCGCCGAAGCACGCATGCCAAAAACATACACGCCTGACCTGTTCAGCCATGCACTATGAGCTTCGTGTACACGCAAGCAACCAAGCGCATCCGGCAAATGACGGCACGCAAGAAGGTCGTGCAGGGCGGCACGTCAGCGGGCAAGACTTACGCCATTCTTGCGGTGCTGATTCACATCGCAGCCAAGAGCAAGACCGAAATCAGCGTGGTGTCGGAATCAATCCCGCACCTGCGCAGGGGTGCGATTAAGGACTTTGTAAAGGTCATGCAGTGGACCAACCGCTTCGTCATCGACCGCTGGAATAAGACGCTACTGACCTACACCTTTGCCAACGGCAGCACGATTGAGTTTTTTTCAGCTGAGCAAGAGGCGAAACTACGAGGCGCACGTCGGCAGGTCCTGTACATCAACGAGGCCAACAACATCGACTTCGAGAGCTACCACCAGCTGGCCATCAGGACCAGCGACAGCATCTACATCGACTTCAACCCGGTGTCGGAATTTTGGGCGCACACGGAGGTCATGGCGGAGGACGACAGCGAGCTGTTGGTGCTGACGTACAAAGACAACGAAGCGCTGCCGGAAACCATACGCAACGACATTGAGGCGGCGCAGGTCAAGGCAGCGACAAGCAACTACTGGGCGAACTGGTGGAAGGTGTACGGCTTGGGCGAGGTCGGATCATTGCAGGGCGTGGTGTTTGACGATTGGAAGCAGGTGGACGGCATTGACTTTGCTGGTGATAAGCTGGTAGCCATTGGGCTTGACTGGGGCTACACAAATGATCCAACAGCCGTGGTTGCGGTGTACAGGCGTGACAAGGCGCTGGTCCTGCACGAGCTGATGTACCAAACCGGGCTGACGAATCAGGACATCGCTGAGCAACTTCGCAAGCTGGGCATCAATAGGGCGTGGCCAATCATCGCAGACAGCGCAGAGCCGAAGAGCATCGAGGAGGTGCATCGGTTAGGCTTCAACATACACCCGGCAACGAAGGGGCAGGACAGCATTCGCAACAGCATCGACATCCTGAAGCGACAGCCATTGCTCGTGACGCGGGAAAGCACAAACCTAATCAAGGAGCTGCGCAACTACACTTGGGACACCGACCGTACTGGTGCGTCGCTTGGTGTTCCGGTTGACAGGTACAACCACGCCATTGACGCTGTGCGGTATGTGGCGCTGAACAAGCTAAGCGCCAACGCTGGGGGTAGGTATGTGATAATGTAGTACATTTGGGATATGAAGCACTACGGCATAGCAGGTGCAGGATTGACAGGCAGCGTGATTGCTCGCGAGCTTGCAGAGCGTGGCAACAAGGTCACAATCTTTGACGAGCGCAGTCACGTTGCTGGCAACTGTCATACTGAACGCATGCACGGCATCATGGTACATGCCTACGGTCCTCACATCTTCCACACCGACAACGACGAGGTTTGGAAGTACGTGAATCGCTTTGCTGTGATGCGGGATATGAGGTATAAGGTCGTGGCGCAGTCAGGCGGTCAGCACTACAGCTTCCCGGTAAACTTGCTCACGATTTGTCAGGTGTTTGGCTGTGCATTAACGCCAGCGCAGGCGAGGGCATTGGTCACCGCTGATGCCATTGACAATCCTGACAACTTTGAGCAGGCGGCAATCAACGCGGTGGGGAAAACTCTGTACAACCGCTTCTTCAAGACCTACACGCAAAAGCAGTGGGGCAGACACCCAAGCACGCTTCCTGTTTCCGTTTTTAAGCGCTTACCGGTGCGTTTAAGCCACGATGACAACTACTTCTACCACAAGTACCAAGGCATCCCTGAAGATGGCTACACGGCAATGGTAGAGCGTATTCTGGACCATCGCAACATTGACCTGCAACTGTCGACAAAATACGACAGGTTGAAGCAGTACGACCACGTTGTGTGGACTGGCACGATTGACAGCTTTTTCGATTATTCAGAAGGCGAGCTGGCATACCGCACGCTCAGCTTTGAGCATCACAATGTGCAGGGCGACCATCAAGGCTGTCACTCGGTCAACTTCTGCGACGACAGCCTGCCGTTTACCCGGTGCGTTGAACACAAGCACTTTGCACCGTGGGAGCATCACGAGAACAGCGTGGTGACCTTTGAGCGCAGTGCAGAGTGGCAGCGTGGCGACATACCATACTACCCGGTCAGGCTGGCACAGGAGCAGGCGATGTTGTCAAAGTACCTTGCAATGGCAGCGCAGTTGCCAGCGGTCACCTTTGCCGGGCGACTTGGCACTTACCGGTATATGGACATGGACGTCACCATTGCTGAGGCCTTGAAAACAGCAAAACAAATAATGTGATGGAGCAGCTTGAGGTTGTTGTTGCCCGGTACAACGAGGACGTGGCGTGGCTCGGTAAGCTGAACAACGTCGTGGTCACGATTTACAACAAGGGCGCAGCCGATATTGACGCCATACCTTTGCCGAATCAAGGCAGGGAGGCGCACACATACCTGCACCATATCATTGAGCGATGGGATAACCTTGCTCCTGTGACGGTGTTTACACAGGGCAATCCAATGGACCACTGCCCTAACTTTACAACCGTTGTGCAGATGATGGCAGACAATCTGTGCGACGTTACCAACAAGCCGTTTTGGAATCTTGGCACATGGGTATTGTCGATTGACAATTTAACCTGTCAGTGCTGGCGGTATGATTGGTTTCCAAACGTACTGCCGGAAGTGGCGCACGCTTTGTTTGGCCGTAATTTCAACAAGCGTATTTATTTTGGCGCTGGTGCTATTTTTGCCGCGACCAAACAAGGCATTCAACGTCATCCGCTCAGCTTCTATCAAAAAGCGATTGAGTTTTTTCCACACGATCCCAACAACCCCTGTTGCCGCGGTTATGCTCACGCCTTTGAGCGACTGTGGCCTACAATCTTTGAATCATGAGCCTACTGAACCAAATCACCGTTGATCAGCTGCAACGAATCAGCAGTATCGAAAACAACAGCATATACACCGCCAGCGACAAGAAGGTCGGCGTGGTTGCGGTCGTGGATGGCGTTGGCATTGCTGAGGTCATGCATCGCACCATTGCGCAGGTGAACAAGCGCTACGCAGAGATACAGCAGGCCAGCCAACAGCTGCCGAGCTTGCAGGCAAAGCGGACGATCCGGGTGGGAGCAAAGTGGTACAGGTTTGAGTGGTTTATTGACGAGATTACAGCCGGGCAGCTGGTGGAGTTGTTCAGTTACGATATGACGAGCGAGCTGGCGGTGATTGACAACTTGCACCTGATCTTGGCGACGCTGTCGCGAGAGTGCCGCGTGTGGAAGTGGTGGCCGATGGCTTATGATGGCAAGGGCCACAAGGAGCGGGCGGAGGTCATGCGCCAAATGGTGGTGGCGGATGTTTGGGGTTATGCTGCTTTTTTTTTGCAGCTTTCAGAGCCTTTGTTGAAGATTATGCGGAAGTCTTTGACGGATCAGGCGACGACGATGACAACGGCCAAGGCATAAAGCGACCGAACTACGGATGGGTGGGCGTGGCTTTCCGGATGGCTGGCAAAGATCCGCTGAAGATGGAGCAGGTGTTTGAGATGCCGGCGCGGGAGTTTATGAATGCGCTCCTGCTGATGAAGGCGATGCCGTGATGCAACTATTTTTGGCTTGCGATATTTACAGACATGAAGTTTACAGCAGAGATTGAAAGCGACGTTCTTGGCGTCGGCACGGACGTCACGAAAGAGGTCAAGCTGAGCGAGAGCAAGGACGTGAACCTTGCCATGGTTCGCTGGATGAGCGACGTCATTAAGTTGACTGTTGAGGGCATTGACAAGGTTGACGCCAAGGCGACCTTGAACCTTCGACAATCTGTCGGCTTTTCAGAGTTGCCAGTGGAAGCCAAGGTGGCGCAGGTGGCGATGGAGATGGCCAGCTACTGGAAGTTCGTGGAGTACGGCGTGAATGGGGTGCAGACAAACAGGGGTGCGCCGTTTAGCTTTCGGTACATTACACCATCGCCAAGGCATGTGGCAGCGATACGCAAGTGGATTGTGGACAAGGCGCTCGGCATATCTGCTGACGAAATTGACGAGGCTGCGTACAACATGGCACGCGCAACTAAGCGGAGGGGCATTAAGCCACGGCCATTCCTCAACCCTGTGCTGACGGACGACAAGATGAACGAGCTGGTCGTCAGTATTGCGGAGGCGGCCGGCAAAGAAATAAGTTTAAGCATGAGCAAATGAGCATAACCGTAATATCATCCCTTCCAACGCTTCTACCTGTCGGCAACAGCGACGTCGTGGTGGTGTCGAGCAACAACACCGCATCCGCCAACTTCCGCTACGTCTGCGACGTGTCGGGCTCGCTTTCGTCTGCACGCTTGAAGTGCGACAAGCTGCCGACCACCAGCTACGGCTTCTTCGGGGTGAGCAAGGTGGTGGAAACCTTAATCACGCCACAAGTACCACAGCTGACCAGTGGCTGGCAGACAGCTGGCTATGCGGTCAACGCCAACCTGACATTTAGGGAGGAGTACGGCTCGCCTCCGACGGTGGCGACAGGAGGTACGGCGTCTGCATCGCTAATTGCGTGGCAGGCGGCGTTCAGGCAGCAGGACTACGGAACATATAGCAGCGGGCAGTACATCGCGTCAACGGTGTCGGGCGACACGCCTGCGCTTAAGGTTTTCAGCAACCGACCTGTCACCTCGACCTTGTCATCCAGCGATAGCGACTTTATTGGGGTGTTGACGCAGGTCACCGGAATTGCGCTGCGTGTAACTTACGATGGCGGCAGTCCGCGAGGTACATTTGCAGTGACTGGCAGCACGACTACGCTCAGCCACATCATAAACGCTGGACCTTATGGCTTGTACAACTTAACTTCTGCACAATGTTCGGATGGCAGCGCAGGCAGCGTTAATTTTCCAGCCAATGGCGGACAGATAAGGATACAAGTTACATTTAACACAGTTGGTAATAACACTTCGGCATTCAGCAGATATGCAATATACACCTACCTAATTGACAACTGCGAGCGCTATAATCCTTTGCGGGTGTTCTTCCGCAATATGTACGGAGGCATTGACGGCTACACGTTTACCCGGATGAACAGGCAGCGGGTGAATGTGGACCGCAAGACTTACGGCTACAACGCCAGCGTGTACGGCGATGATGTCTATGACAAGCAGTGGTCGGTGACTTACCGCGACACCTACACGCTGAACAGCGATTGGCTGTCGGATGATGAATTTGAATGGCTGCAGGAGATGGTGTACTCGCCTGAGTGCTGGATTGTCCTGAGCGGAGCGCTGGTGCCGGTGGTGGTGCAGACCAACACCTACACCGTGCGCAAGCGTGTGGTGGACAAGCTGCAGCAGATAACGGTTGACGTGCAGGTAGGCTACGAAAACACGGCGCTATGACCAACGTAAAGTTTGTATGCTACCCGGATGCGGATGCGCCAACGACAGGCGTTGACCTTGATGTATCGAGCGAAACTGATATAGCCATTACTTACAGCATTCAGGACTTGGTTGACATTACCAAGCGCAGGGGTGCGTTTAGCAAAACCATTGCACTGCCATCGACCAAGGGCAATGACGCAGCTTTTCGGCACGCTTACAACGTGCAGAGCTTCGTCGGTGGCTTTACCCCAAACAAGCAGGTGAAGTGCGCATTGTGGAATGATGGTGTGCAGGTTTTCGCAGGCACGATGCAACTGCTGTCTATAAGCGTAACCAAAGGGCAGGCCACCTATGAGGTTGCTATCTACGGCGAGGAGGTTTCTTTGTTTGGCGAAATGGCAGGTGTAAAATTAGTTGACACGACTGGTGTGACCGGTATGAATCACTATTTCGGCAATGCTTTGGTAACAGGCAGCTGGGATGACACTTATGCTGATGCCAGCGGGTTTGTTTACGGAATCGTTGACGCTGCCGGACACTTTCACTGCTACGACGTCACAAACCCTATCGGTCCGCTTGCACCTTTGTTCAGCTCAGTCACGCCAATCTTTGATAGGTTCATACCAATTGAATTGATGCGCCCAAATATATGGGTCAAAAAGATGGTTGACCTTATTTTTGAGCAGCACGGCTTGCGCTATTCTTCGACCTTTTTCGACAGTGTTGAGTTTGAGCGTATGGTCATTCCTTACGCTGGCGATGCGTTTGCTTATGCAAGCGGAACGAATCAGTGCTTTGTTGGCAGCAATTCAACGACATGGGATGCACCTGATGAAAAGGACGTAATATTTGACAATACAACATCACCATTTTACAACAGTGATGCTGGCAGCGTAAACACAGGCACAGGTGTATTTACGGCCAGCAGTTTATATGCAGGGAAATACAGAATGACGTTTGAGGGATTGTTTACCGGGGCATCAGGAACAACGGAGCTTGTCATCAGTGCCAAAAACAGCTCCGGCACAATTTTGAAAGACGTAAACGGCGACGACATCACATACACGCAAGCTATCGGTGCTTTTACACGAGGTTTGTCGTTAGATCGTACCTTAATCCTTGGTCCAAGCGATACCTTGAAAATTACAGTCAGTTCAGACACAGCAGGCTTGGTGCAAAGTCCATCAACCTTGCAAATTACGCTTCTGGAAACTTTTACAAGGGATAATCAATACATTGACATGCGCACGGCGCTACCTGCAGACACCTTGCAAATCGATTTGATTTTAGACCTGCAGAAGATGTTTAATTTGTACTTCTACCAGTCGCCGCTTGATCCGAAGCTTATTTACATAGAGCCGTTCAGCTCTTTCTACTCCAGCGGGCAGGTGGACTGGTCGCAAAAGTCGGACGAGAATCAGGAGGTAACAATGGTATGCGGCGATCCTGAACTACGCAAGCGCTTCACCTTTGCCTATCGCGATGGTGGAGAGGCGCTATCAAAGCAATATCGCAACACATGGCAGACAGGCTACGGATCACGGCAGTACGACACTGACAACTATTACGGTCGTGGTGAGCAGGTGATTGAAACTAAGGCAGCGACAGTCATACCTGCGCAATACCGCACGAACATTGTGCTTGGTCGCACTTGGGATGTGGAAGCTGATGGGCAGATGAGAACAATGAAAACTGGGTACAGGTTGGCGCAGTACAACTACGTCTTAATGCAGCCATCACCAAGCGGAAGCACAGAAACGTGGTTTTGGGTGGATAATTTTAATACAACCGTAAGCAGCTGGGTAAGTGGCAGCTCGTTGCCTTACATCGGTCACGTTGACAACCCATACAATCCGCAGCAGGACCTTGCTTTTGGTATGCCTCGGCAAATCTACATGGCGCTTCCTGATGGTCAGGCGGGATATACGCCATATACCAATAATAACCTTTTCAATATTTATTGGCTTAATTACATCGAGGAGATTGCGAGCAAGGAGGCCATGCAGGTAGAGGCAACATTCTATTTAACTGTCACTGACATCGCTCAGCTTGACTTTCGTGTTCCGGTGTATTGGCATGGCATCAGGTGGCGACTTTTGGAGATTAAGGACTATCGGCTCGGGCAGAACGTCATGTGCAGAGTGACGTTGAGGCGTATATTAAATCTTGCCAGTTTCAGCGCGCAGTCTGTTGATCCTGTCGGCAACTACAACTTAGAGGCCTCCGTGCAGGGCGAGTATTATCCGCAAATCGTTTCACCAATAAAAGGCAAGTAATGGCAGACATAGACAAAGAGATAACCGTCAAGGTCAAGGCGGAGGACGACACCCAGAAAGCGACGCAATCGGCGAAGGCGCGCCTGCGTGACCTGCAAAAGCAGATGTTGGATTTGGAAGCGGCAGGTCAGAAAGGCACTGAGCAGTTTCGCAAGATGGCTGCGGAGGCAGGTCAGCTGAGGGACGCCATCGGCGACACAAGCGCACAGGTTAAGGTGCTGGCATCAGACACACGCACGCTCGACACCTTCACGTCAGCCATTCAGGGCATTGCTGGTGGCTTCGCTGTTGCACAGGGTGCGGCTGCGTTGTTTGGTGAGGAGAACGAAGATGTGCAGAAAGCGATGATGAAAGTACAGGCGGCATTGGCGTTGGTGAACGGAGCAACGGCGCTGGCCAATACGCTTAACAAGGACTCGGCGTTGATGGTCAACTTGAACGCAGCTGCGCAGCGTGTTTATGCCATTGCTGTCGGGACCAGTTCAGGCGCGCTGAAGTTGTTCCGGATTGCTCTCGTCAGCACAGGTATTGGTGCGGCTGTTGTCGCCATTGGACTACTGATTGCCAACTTCGACAAGCTCACGGCGGCTGTGCAAAAGTTTCTGGGTATGCCGGTGAAGGAAAACCTTGATGGTCAGATTAAGTCGATGGAGCGCATGGCGGAGCTGGCGAAGGAGAGGGGTGCAACGGAGGAGCAACAGTTCAAAGCGCAGTTTGACATCAGCCGGATGCGCATCAAGAATGCCAAGGACGAGGACGAGCTTGCTGAGGCTCACCATCAGCACAACTTGTTGCGGGCGCAGTACGAAACATTCAAGAAAAAGGAGGCAGCGGACAAGCAGGAAGCAATTGACAAGGATGCAGCCGATAAGAAGGAGAAAAGGGACAAGGCTGCGGAGGTGGCACGTGAGAAGCGTGAGAAGGAGGCAGAGGCAGCAGCGGCAAAGCAACAGGAGCTTGATGGTATTATTGCCAGCAGCAGGCAGGCGTTGTTGGAATCAAGCCTGTCGGCTGACGAGCGTGAGCTTGAGCAGATTGACCAGAAGTACGAACAGCAGCTGGCGAAGGTCAAGGGCAACGAGGAGGCGACTAATTTAATACTTGCCAACCTGCGCAACGAAAGGTTAGCCAAGATTCAGGAGCAACAGGACGCGGCGGATCAGGCGGAGCTTGATGCGCAAAAGGCTCAGCTGGATTACAAAATACAACAGGAGGATGAGTTTTTTGCAGAGAAGGAAAAACAGAGGCAGGAAGATCAGGAGCGGGAGAAGGCGTTTAATGAGGCGCGGGTGCAATTTTACAATCAGGCTGCAGGCAGCATTGTTGAAATTATGCGGGCGCTGGGGAGCAAAAGCAAGGGCGTGATGTTGGCAGCATTGGCGTTGGAAAAAGGAATGGCAATAGCGCAGGTCATCATCAATCTAAACAAGGAGCTTGCAGGCATACGCGCAAACGCAATGCTTAACCCGGCCAACGCCGCAACCGCTGGTGCAACTGGTATTGCACAGGCGGCAACTTTAAGCACGATGGCAAGGATTAACGCAGCCTTGCGAATTGCGTCTATTGCGGCAACCGGACTTGGACAAGCCAAAGGCATCAGCAGCGGAAATCAAGCAGGCAGTGGTGGTGGTGGTGGTGGTGCAATGGCGACAGGCGGCATTGGTGGACAAACAGGAACGACGGCTGGCTTTGCGCCCGGTTTAATGAATCCGAACAGCCAGCTTATTAACCCGAACACCGGGCAGCCGCAAACGCCACCATTGCGGGCGTATGTGGTCGAATCTGACGTGCGCATTGTCGCAGGCAGGCTGCGCAGAATCAGCGAATTTGCACAGTTGGCGAATTAAAGATATTTACAAATATGGAGCTACCAGTTTACTTAATGACCATTGATGAAGTTGACGAAGGCGTCAGCTACGTTGCGCTCGTTGAATCACCTGCCATTGAGCGACCATTCCACGCTTTCAGCAAGGAGCGCATGCGGTTCAGCGAAACAGGCGAGAAGCGCGTGTTGACTGGTCCGCTGATGCTGGCGGACACGCCAATACTGCGTCGTGATAAGACAAGGGGCGAGTACTTCGTGATTTTCCAAAAGGAAACCATCCGTAAGATGGTGCAGAAGTACTTTAAGCAGGGCAACCAGCATAACGTCAACGCTGAGCATCGTCAGGAGCTTGATGGCGTTTATATGTTTGAGTCCTACCTGATTGACCGGGAGCGTGGCGTGAATCCTCCGACTGGCTTTGAGGACGTTGCTGATGGCAGCTGGTTTGGCAGCTTTAAGGTTGACAACGACGAGGTGTGGGCTAATCGTGACGAGTTTACAGGCTTTAGCATCGAGGGCTACTTCGGCATGCAGCCGACGGAGGCTGAGGTTGAAGTGGCGATGGCGGAGTTTGCTGAGGCCTTTCATGGTTTTTTGCATACTATTTCTAAAGCTGATATTTGACATTATGAATCTATCTGAAAAATTACAAGCATTGACGCAGGCGCTCCGCCAGTTCAGTGCAACGCCAGCGCCAGCCGCAGCGCCGTTGGCGTTCAGCGACTACAAATTGGAAGATGGCACGATGATCCGCGTGGATGGCGAGCTTGCTGTTGGCACGCTCGTTTACGTTGTGACCGAAGAAGGACTGCTACCTGCACCTGATGGCGCACACAGCATTCCTGAAGTTGGTGTGGTGACGACTGAGGGCGGTAAGATTGTTGAGATTGGCGAGGTTGCACCTGCACCTGCACCTGAAGCTGTCGAGGCTCAGGAGGTCGAGATTGAAGTTGCGCCGGAAGAAGCTGCACCTGCTGATCCACACGAGGAGCGCATGGTGGCGATGGAAACAGCCATTGCCGCTTTGGCTGCGAAAGTTGAGGAGCTGATGGCGAAACTGGGCGGTGAAGTGGAGGCAACAGCCAAGCGGTTCAGCACCATTGACACGGCGCTGACTGCATTGGCACAGATGCCAACGGCAGCACCAAAGAAAAGAGCGAGCGATGCGGTTGTGGAGAGCGTTAAGATGAGCAAAGCCAATCGCCTTGCAGAATTAAACGAAACCTTAAAAAACCTAAAAAAATAAACTATGGCATTTTCAGTTAGCACTTTATCCGACTATGTGGAGCAAAACAAGCTCCCGTTGTTGACGACCGCTGTGTTTGACGCAAAGACACAGTCATTGATGCAAAAGCGCGTTGGCATCAAAAACCAAGAAGCGCTCAACCTGATGGACACCGATGCGGTGTTTCAATCAGCAACCGCTTGTGCGTGGAACGCCAGCGGCACAACCACATTCAGTCAGCGCACGATTAGCGTGGCGCGGGTGAAAATTCAGGAGGAGTTGTGTCCTCGTGAGCTTGAGACCAAGTGGATTGCCACACAGCTTTCTGCTGGAAGCAACTACGAGGGCGTGCCATTCGAGCAGGCTTTCGCAACGCAAAAGGCGAAGAAGATCGCCGCTAACATCGAAACTGCTATTTGGCAGTCAACATCGGCGACAGGCGCTTCGGGATGGACAGGCTCAGCAACCTCTGTGTCTGGTGATGCAACGTTGAACAAAACCGTAGGACTTCTGCACTTGATGGAGAAAACAACGGCATCGGCTTCAATCGTCAGCTCGCTTGCAGGTGCTGCCTTCAGCGACGCAACTGTTGTTAGTGCATTTGAGAACGTGTACCAAAACATCCCTGTTGCCATTGTCAGCAGGCCTGACTTGGTTGCCTTCTGCGGATGGGATGTGTACAGATTACTGGTCAACAAGCTCGTTGGAACAAACTTATTCCAAGGCGACCTTGGCAACCTGTCAAGCGGTGAGTTTTTCTACCCGGCAACCAACATGAAGGTTGTGGCGGTTAATGGTATGAACAACACACGCAGGATTGTGGCGACTTCGCTGGAGAATCTGTTTTACGGCACGGACCTGCTCAGCGACGAAGATCAGTTCAGAATTTGGGCGAGCTACGACAACGATCAAGTGCGCTTCCAAGCTGCGTTCAAGTACGGTGTGCAGTTTGCCTTCCCAGAGCAGATGGTGCTGTACAAAGCGTCCAACGCGACTACTCCAGCAGGCTGATAAAAGGGGAGGGTGTAACAACCCTCCCCACTTCTTTCTTTTGTATAACCTAAACTAAAAAGAAAAATATGCCTTGCGCCTTAACAACAGGATACAAATTAGGTTGCCGCGACAACGTCGGCGGCATCACGGAGGTTCGCCTCATCGCTTTTAATTCAGTCACCGGCACCATTGGAGTTAATGGCAGCGGTGTTGTGACTGGTACATTCCCGGCTTCGGGATTTTACAAATATGAAGTGCCAAAAGGCGCAGGTCAGTTCACCGAAACGGTCAATGCCTCAACCGAAAATGGCACGATCTTTTATCAACAGGAGCTGACCTTCCCGATTAGCCGCATGGATCAGAACGTGCGCAACGAGATACGTCTGCTTGGCTTGAATAGGCTTATGGCTATCGTCACCG